TCATAACATATTCCTCCCTATATTAACAGCTTTTGAAACCATTGTTGCTAAACCTCCTTTTTCAAAGCGTTTATATTTGTCTTGACTTCTTTGTATTCCATATTGCTTTGCTTCTTCCATTGTGTCAAACACTGGTAAAACTTCTCTAGTAATTGGGTCCATTGGACCAAAAGTATCAACAAACTCTTCTAAAAAACTCTGATTGAACGTATTTCCTTTTGTATCAACAGACGGTATTGTAATAAATTTACCATTTTTCATTTGAAAAGTAATTGTTATTTCAGAGTAAGGAGGTTGACCTTCTTTTTCAAACAAAGGTCTACCTGTTTCCGTAAACACTCCACCACCATTTCTCATATTTCTTGCAATATCAACTAAACTAACTAAACCGCCCTGCTCGTACCTAATTCCTTTAGGTGGTCCAAAAGCACCCATTTGTGTTTCAAAATCACCTCCTGTAACAATATCCGGTTGTTCAAATTGTTTTCTTATCTTAAAAGGTGCAGTTGAGTTTGTCGCATTGAATATAGCATCCAAGTTGTTTAATATTTCATCCTGTTTCTTATAAAGATTTGTATAAACTTTATTAAATTCTTTTACAACAGGTGTATTCTTAAAAACTTGATCATATTTTTTTGATTTATTATAAATATCTTTTTTATTTTTGCCATAAAGATCCTTTAATAAAGATCTCCAATCGTCTGGTAACAATAAAAAATTAGATTTTTGAGGAGCAGAAAGACCTTCATATCCAAGCTCCCCACTGAATGGAATTTCTCTGCCCTGACTTAAGAAAGATTGTTGTACAACATTAATTTTTTTTGTTAACAAACTGTGATCAAATCTTGGACTATAATAATTATCAAATGCAAATTTCTTTTCAGAAATTTCTCTTGGCACACCTATAATAGGTCCCGGACCTGCTAAAGTAAAAAAACGCATTTCATCTTTTGTAAAACCCTGATTTATTATTGGATTTTTTGAATATTTTTGAACCTCATTTAAATTATCAATATCTTCATTTTTTAATAAATCTTTTCTTGGAATAATCTGATTTCCATCTTTTTCAACATAATATTTCAAACTTGGAAATTTATTCAAAAGGGTATCAATTTCATCGGTATAGTTTAAATTACCTTGTTCACGAACTATTCTAGATAAATTTGTAAATCCTTGGTAGTCCAACCCTAAATTAATTGTAAATTTACCTTTTTGATAGATTTCAAAATCTCCAGCATCTTCTTCAACAACATCCACTGCCCTTGGCGATAAAAAATTTTCAAAAAACTCACTTTCATTTTCTATTTTATACCCTTCTTTACTAAAATTACTTTTTGCTGCATCTTGTGCTGCATTTATAATTTTAGTGCGTGTTTCAAAATTAAAAGAACCGGAATAGACTTTATCTCCTTCTGCAAACGGACCTTTATCCGTCATATCAAAGTAATCGTATAAATTTTGTTTTAAATCATTTTTAGCTTTATCAAAATTCTTTTGATTAGCTATTTTGTTTCCTAAACCATCTTCAATTTGTTTTACGAACCCATCTATCGTTATATTTGCCTCTGTTTTTCCCCCATCTAAAAAGGCTCTTGATATGCTTTTAGATCCAAGTATAGGATCTGCAACAAATTTAGAAAATACTGGTACAGATAATAATCTAGCAAATGGGCCTGCTCTAGAATTTCTAACGTGTGGAGATGTTATTTTTTTCTCTGCTACATTAATTCCTGCTAAAATTTCTTCCATGTTAAAATCCATTGTATACAAATTATCTTCAGAGTAAGGAGGAGTTAATCTATCTAAAATTTGTTTTCCTTCAATATGTTGTTGAGATATTCGTAATACCCCATCCTGTTCCTTCTGTGTTAAACCTCTAACAGGTATTGGTGTTTCTGCACCTTGACTTAAAATTATAAAAACTTCATCTTCTCTAAATTTTGTCTGTGGTTTTTTAATAAATCTTCCCTCTAGTTTAGGGATTAAATAAGCAGCAGGATCTAAATCCGTAATATTATCAAGCACAGAAACATTTGTTTTTGTTAATGGGTCATAAATAGTTTCGTCAAGTTCTACAATTTTTAAATCTTTTACAGATTCTTTTAGATTTTTTCCACCAAACTGAAGATCTCTATAATTAAGGCCTCCGGGATCTGTTGAAAATTCAAAAAGAGAAACTATAGGGTCATGAGAGGTAGAAATACCCGGAGCCATGATTTCAGCACTTTTGGGCTGTACCATTGCTAATTTTGCTGCTGGTATACTTAAACCTGTAATATCCATTAAATCTTTTCTTTTTACACGGATTGTTCCGGGTTCTAAGTCCGTCACGAACTGATCCGATTTTGCTTTTAATGCATCAAAAATTTTATCGACTGCTTTTTCACCATCCGATTGTGAAACACCTGATGGTAATTCAGAGT